TTACTGGCCTGAGCAATATCACCTAGTCTATTTCTAGCTTCGGCGCCCCAACCTATACCGGGTTCAATCGCAGCGTTAGTCCCAGCATTAGCTCCAGCACTCAATAACCCTTCCCCCAACCCAGCACCACTATAAGCACCTAGCCCAGCTTGCAACCCTTTTGCTAGGCTACCTGTGGCTAAAGTAGCTACACCCCCTATAGTGGCAGCGGCGGCGGGCGCTGACATTAGCGCCAACCCAGCGGGGCCAAGAGCAAAACCAGCAACCATCGGTAAAATCGCGCTTAAAAATCCTGCTTCCGGCAACCCCGTTTTTGGGTTTATAGTAAGTGACCCACCATGCGCTTTTGCAATAGCCTGCAAACCGCCAACCTCCGCAGGTGTCATATGCACTAACATGGAATCATCGCCACGCCCATGTGACGCTAGATGTTTGGCCGCTAATTGTAAGCTCATGCGTACCTCGTAAATATGCTAGTAAACGATTGTATATTACAGTGTTAAATCCCAAAACGCCAAAGAGCCTATACACGTATTTGTGGCTGCTAATGTACGGGCAGCTAAAGTCCAAACATCAGATACCCCAGCCAACGAAGTGCCTATTTGCAACTCAAAGTTATAACCTGTCGGCGCAATAATAGAAGACTGCGCTTGGTTACTCGAAGTAGCATAGTCAATCTGCGCTATATTAGCGGCGGTGTAAGTCATTGCTGTGGATGAAATATCGTAGTCTACGTTTGAAAATGTACCTGTAACCCAAGAGGCTCCAGTTAATACACCGTTCTTAATAAGGGCTATTTCATAGTTACCTGTACCTATCGGTAAAAACGCTATACGGGCAGGTATTACTACTGCACCTAACTTACTGGAGTTTAAGCGAATGGATACTAATGGCTGGAAGGTTGTGCCTACTGTTATAGCGGTTGTATTACGAGCGTAATACTCTTGAGATGTTTGTTCATAACCACCTTCAGAGATAACAGTAGAGCATATTTGCTGCAGTGTAGAAGCGCCAGAAGTAACCGCTGTATTAGTTATTTCGTATCTAACAGGTAGAACAGCAGTAGTCATGTATACATATGACTGGTTATTTGCGTTATAAAACGTGTGGCATAGCACATAGTTGCCGTTTAATACCAACCCACACCGTACAGCACCTACACCCAACCACTCAAGATCAATATATAGAATCTGAGTTTTAGTTACATCTATTGTTATACCTGAACTACCAGTACCGTTTAGTTTATCGCCGTTCCAATTAGATTGTTGCACAACAGTTTCAACTACAGCGCCACTCGTGTACGAACGGATTACAAAAGATAACACACCGTCTTTTTGTTGTAGATAAACTCCGTTCTGCGTGTTGAAGTACCCCACCCTCTGCTGCAACCCGGTTTTACCCGTAGCCATGGAAAATGTAGCTAGAATAAGCAGACTCTTACCGGGTTGGTAGTGCATATTCCTAAACGTTTGGCGCACTACGGAATCCCCGGATGCCGCTGTTACCGACATATCTATAGCGGCCCTGTTTGCCTGATATGTGGCCGTACCACTACCTACAGTATTTGTATCAAAAGCCGCGTCGGCGTTATATCTATTTTGGCTGTCGAAAAGGGTATACGGGTTGCTTACACGTAAACGACCAAACGCATCTACTTCTCCGTCGCTGAAAGCTATAGGCGTAGGGCTTACTTGCGGGTAAATAGTTATACTCATACTGCCTGACCTCCACTAGCGGTAGCAGTTACACCTAAAGCCGAAGCCTTAATCTGAATAGTGCCGCCCTCGTTCATAACTTGAGTACCGCACCACTGTAATGTACTGTACGCTGGTATGGCTGTATTATAAAAAATAGAGTTACTTGTGCCCGCTGTACCGCCAGAAGGTACTACTGACATATATACATATACAGGCGTAGCAGTAGTGTTACAAAAATCAATTTGTTTAAAAAATGTTCTTGTATTCGCCGGTACAGTGTACAGAGTAGTATACGAAGTAGTTACAGCACCTTGCCCTAATTGATACGCGGTTATATTCTGGAAGTTCACTAGCAGCCCCCACCGAAGCCACCCAACCACATCATAGTTTGTGTACTATTAACCGCGTCATAAAAAGCACGGTCGTTAGAATCTACCTGATTAAAGTATAGACGTAGTACATTATTAAACTGCTCTTGGTACCTAGCCGCGTAGGATTCTGGGGCCAAAGGTAAGAATGGCGCTTTTTGCGTCAATATATCTTGCATTATGACCTCCTACCGTCTGGTCTAACATCTAAACGAGTAGTACCTAATTGCCACTGTGTTCCTAACGTGTTGGATTCTACTTTAAACGCCATCTGCCTACCGCGAGCACGTAAGTAAACAATCTCAGTAAACCTCTGCACTTGGTAATTTCTCTGTACGCTATAGTCATTAAGGCTATCTACTGCTGGATTGGATGCAGCGGTGTTATACGCGGAACCCGGATTTTGTCTAGGTCGTACAGTAATCGTTACTTCTGGTGTTGTTCCTGTAGACCCATCAAAACCGATATCAGGAATAAGTTTAGTAACCATAGCATACCTATCCCCATCGCCAATATCAAAATCAGAAGACTGGATATATGCATAAATAGGACTAGCAGGGTTTGTAGAACCGTCATCAACACCGTTTTCATGGTATAGGATTTGTCCGTTATAGCCCAATGCAATAGGGTTATTGTTTAGCGGAGTATCTAACCAAGCAGTACGCGCCATAGTTCCATAACTCCAAGCCTTATCCATGTAGTTATAGATTACATACCGATCTATAGTAGTGGAGTTAGCAGAGCAATAAAACCACCATATTTCATGGAAACCCTCATTGGTTCCAGCAAAAAATTGAGCACCTTGCTCTAGGTTCATGTCCCCAAAAATGTATTGTCGCAATGTGCATGGTAATGTCTCTACTCGGCCTGTGTAGGCATAAAATTTATCTACGCCCATCCAGAAAGAAACGTTACTTGCCACTGCTACCGTATTTGGCCCTGCAATAGATATATTATCGCCAAGTATATTGAACCCCCAAACTAACGGGGCGCCTATATACTGCATCGAATACAATGCGGCATCAGTCCAAATCAATACTTCTTGACGAGTTTGTTGCACTGCCTGTATTTCACTACCCCGGCTGAGTCTATAGCTACCGGCTTGATTTGTTATTTGTGGCGACCATACAGCGTAGTTTTCTTGGTCAGACCAGCGTATTAACATAGGATCACGCGCAGTTGTGCCGTAGTCATTACACCCAAACGCAACAACAAACCTAGAGTTATCCGTAACCGTTAAGTATGTACATGTAGTGGGGCAATCCGCGTCTGTTGTATACGGCGAAGGGCTAGTAGGTGATAGCTGTACAGCCCTAGCAACTGTATAGGGGTCTACCGAGTTAGGTACCCACATGTATATGGCACCATAACGAGGGTTAGTCAGTAAATACTCGCCATAGTTATACCCACTCCATATACGTGCCCTAGTAGTACCAGCCGTAGCCGCAGTATTCCCCCAAGCACCAGCACCCCAAGCATTTGCCCCCCAACCCGCAGGGGGGTACGATATATCCGGCCCGCAGTTTAATTGAAACGCCACTACAAGCAGTGCCCCACCGTTACCAGTGTCCCCTGCTAGGGCTACAGTTCCGCAATCAAACGTAAAACTATTACCTGATACGGTAACAACTTTAAACTCGCTATTAAGTACCGTAGAAGTTATTGCCCCACCTAGCGATGTAGCGCCGCTTATAGTAAAAAAATCACCTACGGCGGCATTATGCGAAGTAGTATACGTAGCAGTGATAACAGACGAACCTAAAGTAGCAGCCAAAGTTACAGTGCCCGCCGCCGTAGTAAGTCTAACCGGGGTAATGTCCGACAATACACCATAAGAACTATTTTGTACGTATAACTTACAATTAGTACCTATAGCGGTAACATTTATGTTCGATAGGGTAAGCCAGTCAAATAACCAACGACCAATACCCCAAAAGGAAGCGCCCCCTGTGGGGGTCAGAGGTTCATTTGATATAGCAGTATCGCGTACCCACCCGCCAATTTTCTCCGGTGCGCCAGAACGAAAACGTATCTTGTCGCACTCATACCATCCACCTTCACCTGTAAGTGTAGTGTTATCCCGTTTTACTCCGGGGGAAAATTGTAGTTTTTGTATAGGCACTATCTACCTCATGTAACCATAGTTAAGGCTTTATCATTGACTTCTGATACTCTACGAGTCCACCCCTTACCAAAAGTATCGAATGTAGAAAGCCCTGTAAGGTATTTTTGTCTAGCCTCACTAAATGATTTAATGAGGTCTTTAGCATCTTTGGTAGTTACAGCAGCAAGTGTGTTCTTACCTATGTGTTCGTCTACTTCCACATTAACCAAGGACTGAAGAAATCGTGCAGCACGCTTCGGGCCAGAATTAACGGAAAAATCAAAAACAACATAATCCACCCCCAGAGGTAAATTATCACCAGCAATAAAATCCCAGAACATAGCCTTATACATTGGAGCCACTATATCTGGGGTCAATTTACGCATTTCATCCTCGGTTGCTTGTCTACCTAGCCACCTAGACCATGATTTTATTGTCACCCCTAAGTTGGTAATACCACCGGGGTCTAGTGGGTTATTAGAAAACCCACCTTCATGCTTTAATACGCAGCGTAAGCAACGTTGGAAATTATCTTTCATTTGGCTTTTGCGATGTAATGCGGATAAAACTACGGTCGTCAGAAGCTTTAGACGATCCATAATAGTAGTTCAGTACAGAACCAAATCCAGCCGCTAAAGCACCAAGTAAAATAAGTAATGCCTGTTGATCCGATACTTTAAGCCAGCCAAACATCATACCGATCAACACACCAAAAAACCCAACTACAATAATTACGGCTAGTATACCGGGCACACTACTTTGGGTTGCTATCTGCATACCCCTAGCATCTTTAGTATTAGCGTTATGTAACGCTTGTATATCTACTTCGTTTTGCTTACAAAATCTTTGAAACTCTAATTCCGCCGCCTTTAGACTGCTAATTTGCTCTGGAGTTAAGTCACCGGAAGCCAACGCAGTAGTTACTGCGTCAATGGTTTTTTCTGGTATACCTAACTTATCGGCTATAAAAGACGCTGCTACCCCACCAAGAGGCCCACCAATAGCGGTACCCAATAAAGGGGCTAACGACTTTAGCCAATCTAGGTTCATTTGAATGTCCTAAGTTTGTAGAGTGTTGTTAAATATAACCCCACTACCTCATCTACTATATTCTGTATCGCTGTGTCCTCTTTGTCGAGGTCTTTATACCGTAACTTTTCTACCGTATAGAGGTGAGCCTCTAATTGCGCAACTATGTCTTGTACGTTTTCAGGTGCCAAATAGGGTATATCTTTTATAATCCCGTATCTACCTTGGCATGTCTCCGCTAGTTCGTCGGCAATATCAACTACAGAATCGTAAAATTCGTTCAATGCTTTATGCGCGGCATAGCTAGTAGTCCTTAAATGCTCCCTATGCGCAACATCTCTGGACAAAAATAATACTGCAATAATGTTACCCGCGTTCATAACGTATTTACCTCTATATTGTTTGTACCAGCAGAAGGGGCGGAATTAAACGTTAGCGTAGTGCCAGATACACTGTATGTACTTTTATTTTGATACAACCCATTAACAAAAACTAGCGTTCTAGTTTTATCGTATGGCGCTCTAGTAAGAGTAAAACTAACCTGTGCACCTGTACCGCTAAACGTATTTACGATGAATTGCTGTGGTACAGATATAGATATATCCGCAGCCATGTCTACCGGGGTTAGGGTTACAGACCCACCACTAGCATTTTTAAGTTTTATGTCGCCCATGTACCCCCCTAATTAGTACCCAACGTCGGCTAAAAATGACCACGCACCTGCACCTGTAACAGAACACACACCCACGTTATTGCCAGTCAATGTGCCAGAGGACAACGTACCAATCATTCGAGCAGCTTGTGGACTAATAAGATCGAACGAAATGGCATTAAGTGCCGTACCATTGACCGTAAGATTAGATGCCGCATCTCCTGTAATAACAGGTTGAACAACCATCTGTTTAAATTTCAAATCTATTTCGGTGTTAGCTGTACCGTTACCACGCGCTAACGAAACCCAATCGGACGCACCGAAGCTCAAACGCTGCGTGTATTGATCTATGGTAGACCGTTCGGCATCGTAATCCAGAGGATCAAGCGGGATATATCCGTCTGCCCAATCCCACCATAAAGCGTAAAGGTTGGCGTTAGCTGCACCAGCGTCATTAGAGAGCAACGTAAATTGGATATAAGGGTCTGTCCCCCATGTCGCCCCGTCAGCATTTGGTGTATACCCTGTACCCGTTAGTAGCGTTAAATCACCAACCATTACACGCTGCGCACAGTCGGTAAAGTCTACAATTTGTGTAGCAGAGCCGCCCGTTCCGAAGTTGAGTACGACACGCGCACGAAAATATCCGGGTAATGTTCCGCGCAGTAT